GCAAGCCCGCGAAGCAAATCATCAATCACCGGAAACCGCGCCCGCCCGCCGTTCGTCGGCTGGCCGTAGCTCACGGCGAGTTCGCCCACCTGCTCGCGCAACACTGGCTTTGCGTCGATCACGCCGTAAAGCTCGCCCGAGACATGCAGCATGGCGGCCTCACACGCGGCAGCGGCCACGCGGGTGTGCACCGGGTCGAGATACTGCTCCTTGACGCTGCGCGCCAGAATGAATTGCGTACCACGCCGCAGCGCAGCCTCCCGGCTCGGCTCGTCAAGCGCCGCCCACTCTGCGCCGCCCATGCGCTGCCAGTAGGCGTCTGCGTCGGCTAGCGATACAAGGCTGTCCCACGATTCAGCTGGCGCAACGGTCAGCATCAGTCAGTCCTTACATGCGCGATACGATTAGCCTTGTCCTCGTCGGACAGGTTGTTCCAAACCTCAGCATCACCGCCCCAGCGCTGGAATGCAGCCCACAGTGCGGCCAGCTTGTCCTTGCTCAGACGCGCATCGAACTTCACGCCAGCGTCGGTAAGAGCGGTCTTGAGTTCAGCGGCAGTGACTTTGCCGTCTGCGTTGGTGTCTGCCACGCGCTCGCATTCAGCCCAGCCAAGTGCTTTGTGAGCTACAAGCGCAACGGGATGGACTTCGAGATATTCGCCGTCCTTGGTGACTGGAATCAGTTGCATGGTGTCTCCAAGAGAAAGCCGGGAGCCGAAGCCCCCGGCTCATTCACGCTCAGCCCAGCAGGATGGCGACGTGCTCGCCCTGAACCACCTTGAAGCCGTAGGCCAGATGCAGGCGCCAGGTCGCCATACCGTCGCCGGCCACTTGCACCAGCAGGTAAGTCAGGCCAGAGGCATCGCTGATCAGCGTACGCTGCATCAGCGGGTTGTCAGGCATGACCGGCGGGCGCATGATGCCGACAACCGCATTGCGCTCGAAAGCCACGTTTGCGGTGTAGTCGCCGCCCACAGTCAGCGCGTTGCTGGTCGGGATGGTCACGCGAGCGCCAGGACGGCCAAGCGAAATGGTGCCCGGCGCGGTCACGCCAGCATTCACCACGTACTTGTTCGCCGTGTCGGCAGCGAAGCTCACCACGTCACCGGCCAGCACGGTGCCGGTGCCGGTAATCAGCGCAACGTCACGCACGCCGGCAGCGGTCGCGCCAGAGGTCACGTAGCTGGCGCCGGTGCCCTTGGTGTGCTTGGTGATGCCAGCCGATTCACGGATGGAGAAACCGAACTGGCGCAGCAGATCGCCAGAACGGCGTTCAGCATCGTTGCCGGCCTGGTAAGCCTGCTGAATGATGCCCAGCTTGCGCGCGGCGGTGCCAGCCGTGGAATCGATGCACAGTTGCAGGTCAGCCATCGGAGCGCCGTTGTCCATCAGCACCTTGCGCACGTCGGCAATGGCATTGATGTCCGATGAGAACGGGTTGGTTCCAGCGGTGCCGATGGCACGCGAAGCGCCTTCCTTGATGGCCTGAGCGCAAGCCAGTTCAGCGCCGTTGCGTAGGGTGCGCATACCCTGGGCAACAAGCTGACGCACCCATTCTGCATCGGTGCCGCCGTTTTGCAGAGAGCGCAGTTGTTCGCCGGTCAGGTGCCAAGAAACGGACTTGTTTGCGGTGATTTCCACCTCAACGCTGGCCGCAGTAGCGTCAGCGCCTGCCGAGGTGGTCATTGCCGGCACGTAGTCCGTAGCGGCCACAGTGGGCGCGATGGGCACGCGCACCTTGTCGCCGATGGCAACGCCGCGATCATCGAAGTTCGCAGCGATACCGCTGATGACGCCGAACGGCTCGTTCGATACGTCCTGAGCTGCGGAGTACAGCACAGGTTGGAGGGCAGTAAATACGTTTGCCATGATGGTGGTCTTTCAAAAAAGAAAGCCTGCTCGAAAGCAGGCCGTGTGGTTGTGACGACGAATCGTCAAATCGCTTGACGCCCGCCACTGGCAAAGAACTTCGCCCGTTCTGCGGGACGCATCTTTTCCAGCGCTTCGGCGCTGATGGTCTTGATGTTGCCGCCTGAGCCTTGGTTTCCACCGGCGCCGCCGCCAGTGATTCCAGTTGCCTCAAACGCAGCGCCAAAGTCATCGGACTGGCGCATCTCGCCCACCAAATCAGCGATGGTCAAATAGTCACCCTTGCCATTCACGCGCGGATTGCCGGTCTTATCGACCACGCGCACAGCGTATTCGTCGCCGTCTTTGACAACGCGCACCGACGCCTTGACGTGCGGCATCAGAAGCAGAGTCTTGCCCTTGGCATTGGCGATGGCTTGCGCGGCCTGAGCGTCAATCAGATTGCGCTCGATGGCCGATTGCATGGCCTGCTTTTCGGCAGTCCACACATCGCGCTCCTTTGCCTGCTGGGATTGCATCTGCTCCTTGAGCTTTTCCCACTCGCCGCCTTTCAGCGCTTTGTTCTCTTCGGCCTTTTGATGGGCTTCGAGTAGCTGCTGAATCTCTTCCGGCGTCTTTCCCAGTGCGCCCCACGCCTTCACCTGCTTTTCGTAGGTGCGGGCGGCTTCGCGCTCCTTTTGCAAGGCGCTTTTGAGTGCGGTCGGATCGTCGTAGCCTTCCACGTCGAGAACGAACTTCCCATTCGATTCTTTGTAGAGGCTACGATGCTCTTCAGCGATGTTGTCGATGGCTTCGACGGTAAAAGGGAGTGACACGAGTGATTACCTTTCGTCCCGATTGGTGCGCCAATCTCTGGCAATGAAAAACCCGCAAGGCACCTAGCGCGAGCGGGCAAGAAAAAAGCCCCACCGGTTTCCCGGAAGGGCTTTGTCTGGTTTGTGACGGGCTACGTCACTTGATCAGCTTCGGCTTCGTTCGCCTCGGCTTGGGTTCTTTCACTACGCGCGGCCTCTCAGGCAACAGCGATTGCACGGTGCCGCGCTTGTAGCAGTTCTCACAAACGCACCGATGTAGCTCGGTGCCGTGGCGCATCTTGCCGTCTTGCAGCGTTGCGCCGTTGTAGATCATCAAGTACGTCCGGCACCCGCAGCGCGGGCACTGAAGCTCTTCGCGCGGGTTCGGCATCTGCTTCACGCGCTCGATTACCGCCTGACGTGGATCAGGCTCTACTGACGGGACGATGCGAAGGTGCGACACCAGCGCATTGTCAGCCTTTTTATGCGGTTCAGAAACGCCAGAAACTCAAAGACCGGCCCGCTTGAACGCCTCGGCATCCCTGCCACGCAACTGATCCAACGTCAGAAACGATCCCTTCGAGTCGTACATATCCTTGACGCCTAGCTTGCCCTCGCGCAGCAACTTACCGCGCACTGGCCCGAGAACTTCATCTTGTCTTGCCGCACTCTGCTTCGACAGCCAGGTTGCGTAACCCATCTTCGCGGGCACCTGGCCGTCCATGCTGGCCCTCGTTTCCGGCGTGAACTCCGGGATGCCAGGAATGCCCGTCAACTCAGACCAGCTTTTTGTCCGCATGTAGCTGGTTGACCTGCAATTCCAGTGAAGACGCGAAGGCCCAGCCAACCACGGCACGTTGTGGCCGATGGGCTTGTGCGTCACCGGCTCATACTCCAACTGATCGCGCACGATGCACATCGTGGAAGTTTTCAAATCGAGCGAACTCAGCCACACTTCCGAGGCGATCAGGTCGGCATTCGCTTCGACCATGCGATCACGCACAAACCCGGCATGGTGCCCGAGCGCGGTTCTCACCACGGTTTCAACCTCGCGCCGACTGCGGTTCACCAGCCCGTCGCTGTAGCCCTTCATTCGCGTGCCGCGCAACTCACGAATAATCGCGGCGGTGGTTTTCGACTCCACAAAGCCCTGCGCAATCGTCTGCCGAACTAGCCTCATGCGCTTGTCGCCAAGGTCTTTCCAGACTTCGCGCAGCAAAAGCCCTTGAAACGGCCTAGCAAGCGCAGCGCTGTAAACGACCTCTGCACTCACTGCCGCCACGCTCACCCGCACCGGCAGCGCCGCAATCAGCATCTGGTGCTGATACGCCACCTCATACGCGGTGAAGTCTTTCAGCACGTCGGTCAACTCGCGCCCGACCGCCTCATACGCCGCTGCATTCAGCGTCCTGACGCTGCGCAGCAGGGCATCGAGCCTTTCCACCGTGAAGCTGGCCGGGTCAAGCCTTTCCAGCGCTTCGGTCAACTCAGCGAACATTCTCGCGTCGGTGCGATTCAACACCGCAACGATTCGCCGCACAACTCCGGTGCTGAACTTCTTCAGATCAAGCGCGTGACGGATGGCTTCATCTCTAAGCCACTCATTGACCGTCATCACCTAAGCCGCCCAATTGCGGCCCCTCTGCCTCCACCGCCGCAAGCTCCAGCTCCGGATCCAGCTCGGCATCGAGTAGGCCCCTTCTCTGCTGCTCACGAATGGCCGTCTCGCGCGTGATCAAGCCGCCTTGCTGCATGCTCAAGATCAATTGCGCCGATGCATCAGACAGCGTGAGACTGCCATAGTCCTTGAACAGCGACACAGAACCACCGTGCGGCATTCCAACCCA